AGGGAGTTGGGTTTAGAAATTTGAGGCATTCAATTTATTCCTTTTTGAAAATTGTTGAAGATTTAGAGGAAACCAACACTATCGCCTTCAGCGATATCGCCAAAGATAAGTCCGCTCCCCGCCCCAATCTTTTTAATGGTTATTACACTGCCATTCTTGTTAAAGATTGGACCATCCCCCGGCTTTTGCAGCCCAGCTGCTGTAATCAAATCATCAAGCGAATCATCTGCGACGATAGTTACGCTTATAGGGTCACCAGCACATACGAAATGCCACTCTGCTCCTATTGGTAAGTCAGGCGTGGCGTCCACTTTCAGCGTAATGGTGTTGCCTGTTCGGACATCGAGAGTATACATTTTCCCCATTTGGAGGCTACTCAGAAGGATTTCTTGATTTGTCCCTGAAATCCATTGTATAGGAGAATAGTCCCTCATACTATCTTTCAACCACTTAGTTCTATTTACCAGAGGTTGTAAAGCATTGTTTAACACGTCATAACGTGCAGGGTCTGTAGACTCAAAAGCCCTCACCCCTTCTGTAAATTCACTCGTTTCAGGCAAATCTGCCATAATTGTCTCCTATCCTTTATGCTGCAACATCAATCAGTTCTGCAAACCACCCACCATCTACGGGGAAGCACTGAATGCCGCCATCTAGGGTAATAGCTCCGTCTAAGTTGAACTCCCCATCTAGGAATGCGGAGTTGACACAATCCACACCTTGAGCATCAATAGCTTGTCCGTAGAATCGTCCGTAGTCTCTGCCGTAACCGCCAATGGGATTCCCTAGTCCACCAAACCCCTTGGCTCCGGGTGCGCCTTGGAATCCGAAATACTCCCCTGCTCGGAAAGTTCCAAATTCCAGACTCACGCCAATTGTTTTAGGGATGAGGCGAACCGGATACTGCTCCCCAGAGAAGATGTAGTTTATTAGCACTCTCTCAAAAGAAGTCAGATCTCTTCCGAAAAATACACTAGCATGGCCACCCCCATCTACAGAAATGTACGTAGATGTGGTTTGAAATATCTGGTTGACCGCCGTAATGAAATCTTCAGGGGTAGATGTGAAAGAGTTCTTGAAAATCTTAGCCCTGATGAACATTCGGTATTGTTCATCATTAAGATTGATGTTACCTCCAAGGTTATCCCCGAGGTTGTAGAACATTCCCCCTACAGTGCTACCAATCTCCCCGAAGGGTGCTGCATTCAATGCTCCTTGAAACCCAAAATAGGAGAATAAGTCAGCCTCGACCAACTGCCTTGGTTGTCCTACAATTTCCCCGATAATATCCAGCTGTGCCCCTGAAGCTGTATCAAGAGATCGCATCTGAGCAAGATCAGCAAGACAGTTCAGAATATCATCATAGCCGTCGATAAGAGTCTGGAGGTATCTGTCAAATATATCCGCCATCAGATGCCTCCGTCATCAAAGATTAGTGGGTACTTCTCGTTAATCAGGTATTGAAGTTTGTCTGGAAACCATTCTGCAAATTCTTCGCCATATGTTTCAACAAACCATTCCCACGCTGTTTGTGAGGGAATTTCAACTACAATACCCGGCTCAGGTAATTTGAATTGTTCAGTAACCCTACTCCTAGCCTCAGCTAGATAGTCGGGCTTATGAAACGGAGGTATTGGCATCTCATCCTCCTGTAGTGTTTATTTCGATGTTTGCCGAAGATATGCTTGCAATCTGGTTAAACGGAATGATGATGTTACTCGAACCGCTGGGACTGTGGCTCGTCCCAATATACATAGCGTCCACCTGATGCCCTTTCACTCTATTGACTGGGGTGTACAGACGACTATATACGACATCATCCCCAATACGGAAGTTAGAGAAGTATTCGATGAGGGAGTCTTTTATTCGCTGCACACCGTCTGACGGGAATTCCGAATCAATGGTAAGGTCTATTGTGATATAGATCGGAACAGGGGCTGGCCTTTCAAACCCAATATCGTGGGGGAAAAACTGACTGTCAATAATGGTGACAACTGTGTTACCGTAAGATCGAATACCAAGAGGTTTGTTATTCCAAATGGTGTCAGCAATCACGTTCTCGTCCCCACCTAAAACAACGGGGAGAAAGCTGTGGGGCGGTACACCATTTCCATCAGTTACATCCGTGTCATTCTCGTAAATCTTGACTTCCCTCACTTCAGGGATATTAGTCAATGCCGTATACAGAGCCTCCAGAATGTTTCCCGCTCGTTGGTACTTGGAGTTACGGAAACGAATCCTCAATTCCTCATCGCTCTCAAGCCATCGCCCCGGAACAGCAGATGCTGGGTTTGATACACTCTCCCACCCCAAAACAGGTGTGCGGATATTGGTGACGGTTCCCGGCTCCTGAGTGATTGGACCCGGATTTACAGCCCGGAGAGTTCCAACTTTAGTTACGCGGGTAATACCCATCCGCGAACTTACTTCCCACTCCCCCTCTTGAAATGTAACAGTATTCAGTACGCTAAGAGTCTCTCCTTCAACACTTGCAAACAGATCGGGGAAGTTGGACTGAATATGACTCTGCAATCCAGACAGAATCTCTGTAGCGGTTGGGGTTGCAGATGCGGTGTACGTAGCGGTGTATGTGTTCGCCTCTGTTGAAAAGCTGACTGAATAATCTACGCTGGGCGTTACTGTAGTCACAACAACAGTTACCCCTTGTGCTCTAGATGGGTCGAGGAATACACCACCACCCACAACTTCCCAATCTTCCCCTGTTGTACGGCTATTCACGACAGAGCCGGGGGGAATCATTGTTGAAGTGCTCCCTGCAAACACACCCTGTACAGTGCTGTGAGTTTCCCCGAAACGCTCAATGCCTGCCAACGCAACTAGGTTGTCAAGGGAAACCCCTGTTGCGGCATTAGGGTTAAAAGCATCATACACCTCTTGGACAGCTTCCCACAAATCGGCCTCGCCGGGGATAGATAAGGCAATGAGTCTCCCAAGTGTGGAACTGTCACTCAAGTCCACTTGATCATCCGGCCCAACAAGATCAAGGAACCTTGCTACGGCCCGATTCCTCTTCTCTTCCAAAATTTCAGAGTATCTTTTAATTACTAGCCCTTCGGCTGTCAATCCTGCCATCTAAGTCTCCATCAAACTTCAATTCCACCTAGAGACAAGGTTCCAACTGCTGTCCCATTGGGGGTTTTTATTTTCACTTTAGCTTCCAGTGAATAGACTCTGTTTTCCAAGGACGACTTGAAGGAGACAATTCCCCCCACCTCATATTCTTCCAGAATAGCCTCTTGGAATATCATGTCTACCCGACTCTTACTAACTTTATGTCCAAGAATATCCTGCCAATAGGGGACTCCATATTGAGTGTTGTGGAACCACTCCCCTTTGAACGTAAGCAGTTTTATTTTCAGACGCTGCATGACTCTTTCAACCGGGTCTGTAACAACAGGACACTCCCCGTTCACAAACACCAGATCATGAGTCTTCATATCTAGCAGCAAATCCATATATCACCTCTATGCTTTAGGACCAGTAGTTCCACTCCCCGGTTGAACACCAATATGAGTGTGGAGACTGTACTCTTCACCGTTGTAAACAAACTGACCAGCAATGGAGTAAGTGCCCACTTGAGTGAGGTTCCCGTTGAGGGAAATGTTACCGTTCCACTCTGTCTCTGGACTATTAACCACTATCTTGATTGGAGATGTAATTTCAATTTGCCCAGAGGGTTTGATTCGTACTTCAGCCTCAGCCCCTGTCCCAATGTTGTGTGAAAACACGAGATCGTTGGTGCTGTGTGGAAGATTACGGGCGTTAGGGTTATTCCTAGACCTACCTATAGGGTATAGACCGGGGATCGCTACAGCGTCCTGAATCGCATGGGTTCGCCTATCTGTCGGGTTAGCTAAACCCCCATCCCCAGTCTTCCATCCGTCCAACCCTCTCATGCTGAACACAAGTAACACTGTGTCCCCAACATTAACTGGGAAAGTTACAGCCGAGGTTAAGGAGCAAGGGAAAACCAAGGGGACATCAACCACCTCTGGCCAAGGATAAACCCTGCCATCTAATGTTCTCTCATTAATAGCAGGCTTGACAGCAATGATGCTCTCGTCCAATCTGTCGTTAGCTACCACGATGGCCGGGATAGCCGTCATCAAGTCTTTCAAATAGTATTCAAAATAAGAGGACAATACCTCCTGAAATGCGCTCACAAGTGTCCCCCTTTAAGATGTCTTGATGTTCTGTGTACACCGTACTTCAGTGTACCAATCGCTCCCTCTGAAGTCCCCAGTGTGTCGGACACTCTCAACCTTATACCACCCTGTAAAATCCATATACTCCAGTCGAACTATCTCCCCCGGCTTAATATCCGGGTTGAGCAGCATTTTCCATTGAGTAGCGTTCTTAGCCTCCTCGTCCTCTTTAGATCGTCGGCTACCGGATTGAACAACATAGGGAATGTCGATCAAACCGCTGTCCTGTGATACAACAAAGGCTTGTGCATCAGGATTATTGATTGCTCCAGTGGAGTCGTTGACGTACAGAACGTTGTCGTCAATCCGGTAGTCAACAGAATAAGCCTCGGCTAGTTTGTCTAACAATCGTCTAGGCTCCCCCATTAGAGGATAACCAGAGAGAATCCTGTTGTTTACGTTAGTACCAGCATATACGCCTCGGGAGATATTCGGAACCGATTGCCGTATTTCCTCAAACACATCTTTAACGGTCTTACCCGGACTTACCAGTTTCGATAATACAGCATGATTAAGTTCCAGATACCCTTCACCCAATTCCAACTGAGTGACAACATCAGGGCCACTCTTACGGGTAGTAACTTTAACTACTTCCCCGACAAACAATCTCTTAATGTCCGTCAGAGCGCCTTCCTTCCCGTAGTATCCTACTGAAAAGTCTGCAATAAGGTAGGGGGTTTCCAACGTCTTAATATGTTCAGGAGAGAGGTTGTACACCTCAACAACAGCACTATTCTTAGAATCCTTCTCGTTGGTACTCTTACTTACATCGAACCTCACTTGAAGGTGATCTATCTTCCACCCATCTGCTGTTTTCCAATCTCCGACAGTAAGGGAATACCCACGATTTAGGAATGCTCGCATTACTCCTCCTTATAGTAGTAATAAGAGAAAGAATAGTATTTGTGGATATCACGCGGATACGCTTTAGACTTCTCAGGGTCAACGTCTGGAAGAGGTCCAAGCCAGAAGAAACCGGAATACGGGTTGAC